GACGGCGACAGCCAGGCGAAAGGGTTGGCCGAGGTCAACATCGAGAAGAACCGCAACGGCCGCACCGGGCAGGCTCAGCTGACATGGGCCCCGGTTTGGCAGCGGTTCGACTCGTTGGAGAGGTACCACTGATGGCCCGCATGACCCCCAAGGAGCGGGACCAGATCCAGGATACGATGACGACAGAACGAACCTCTATCTTCACGGTGTAAAATGCCACGATACAAGCAAGTCTCCATCGACTCTCTCCACGAGGACCCGAAGAACGCACGAGTCCACCCAGAGCGCAACAAGGCCGCGGTCAGGGCGTCCCTGGAAGAGTTCGGGCAGGTCGAGCCCCTGGTGGTCCAGGCCGGCACGGGCAAGGTCGTCGGCGGGAATGCTCGCCTGGCGGTGCTCCGCGAGATGGGAGCCAAGAAGGTCAAGGTGTCCGAGGTCGAGGTGAATGACTCGCAAGCCACGCGCCTCGGGCTCATCCTCAACCGCTCGGCCGAGACAGCGGAGTGGGACGACGATGCCCTGACGAGCCTGCTCAAGGACCTCGAGCTGGAGGGCGCCCTGGACGGTCTCGGGTGGGACGACGATGAGCTAAAAATTCTCCTGGACGACGTGAGCGTGGCTGACGTGAAGTGGAAGGAGTTCGACGAGACGATCGGCAACGACGCGCCCAAGGGCAAGACGATGACGTGCCCGCACTGCGGGGAGAGCTTCGATGCGTAGCCCCACCGTGATCTCCACGTTCGCAGGCTGCGGCGGGTCGTCCCTCGGCTACAAGATGGCCGGGTGTAAGGTGCTGGCCGCGGTGGAGTGGGAGGCCCACGCTGTGGAGTGCTACAGGGCGAACCACGAGGGCACCCAGGTGTTTCACGAGGACATCGCCAAGGTGCAAGGCTCGCAACTGCTCGAAGCGCTGCAGCTCGAGCCAGGGGACTTGGACATCCTGGACGGGTCCCCGCCCTGCCAGGGTTTCTCCACGTCTGGGCGCCGAGTGCTCGAGGACCCGAGGAACAGTCTGTTCCGTGAGCACCTGCGGCTGGTGGACGAGCTGGAGCCCAAGTGCGTGGTGATCGAGAACGTGGCCGGCATGGTCAAGGGCAAGATGAAGGCGGTAGCGGGTGAGATCGTCTCGAGCTTGAAGGCCAGGGGCTATGCCGTGGCCGCTGGCGTGATGGACGCCCAGTACTTCGGCGTGCCTCAGCGGCGTGTGCGGACGGTGTTTCTCGGCTCGAGGGTGGGCCAGCCCCGTCTACCACGACCCACGTCGCGCCCTGTGCCGTGTGGCGTGGCATTGCGGGGCGTTGAGCCTGACGAGATGCTGTGGCCTCGTGGGCCGATCGAGCGCCTACTGTGCAAGCACATGCAGCCAGGGGAGAACGGGTCTCATGTCATGGCGCGGATCGGTAGGAAGAAAAACAACTGGGGCAGCGCCATGCTACACCCCGCGGAGGTTGCGCCGACACTGACCAAGCAAACGCGATCCCGTGTGACCCTGCTGCACTGGGATCGACGGCAGATATCCATCCGAGAGGCCCTGGTGCTCGGCGGCTTCCCGCCGGACTTCATCCTGCCTGGCACGTTCCAGAAGCGCTGGGCCAGGATCGGCAACTCCGTGGCGCCCCCGATGGCCAGGGAGATCGCGCGTCAGTCCCTCATCCCGCTGCTGAAAGCGGCTGGAGCGCTCGACTGATGCCCAAACTGACCACCGAGGAACGCGAGACCATCATGGACGAGGTGGTGGACGAATACTGTGAATGGGGCGCTGTCCCTGCAGAGGGTGACGCTGGCGTATCCCTTGTGCATCTTGAGACGGAGCGTCCGGGCGCGCACTCTGCGGGACGCGCCCCAACTCCCGTGGCTCACGAACCTGTCGAGGCTTCTGACGGTGCCCTTGTTGGACACCTCGTAGCTTCCTTCGAAGCCTACGCATGGAAGCCATCGCTCAATGGTAGAATCGATTTCGGACATCGGAACCTCACTTTCCTGTGTTCGGGTGGCAGGCCGCGCCAACGGCCTGCCACCAGTATACAAAAAACGGACGTTCAAATCAACAAATCAGTAGGGATGGGAATATGAAACAACCAGAAAGAAAGTGGGTGGTGCGCAAGCTCGAGGATTTGGTGATCGACCCAAAGAACGCCAGGTCTCATCCGGTCAAGAATCGCGACGCGACACGCGCGAGCCTCGATGATGTGGGCCAGGTGGAGTCGATCTGTGTGGAGATGGGAACGAATCGCGTGCTGGGTGGAAACCTACGAGTCGATCTTCTTCGGGAGTCCGGAGAGACCGACGCTATGTGCTGTGAGGTTGACGTCCACGGAGCCGCGGCCACGAAGCTCGCGTTGCGTCTCAATCGAACAGCGGAACTCGCAGAGTGGGACGATGCCGCGCTGACGGAGCTGCTCAAAGACCTCGATCTCGAGGACGCCCTGGACGGGCTCGGGTGGGAGGATGGAGAGATCGAGTCCCTGCTTGGGGAAACGCCAGGCCCTGACGCGTGGGTCGTGCCGATTGGAAACCTACCAGATGGCCCAAGGGCCCCGATTCAACAGATGACGTTCACCCTACACGACGACCAGGCCGCAGCCGTGAAGGTGGCGCTGGCGGACGCGAAAGCCCAGGGCCCGTTCATCGAGACCGGCAACGAGAACAGCAACGGCAACGCCCTGGCGCGGATCTGCGAGGCGTTCCGTGGGTAAGGCCAAGGACATCGTTCTGCGGCCGATCAAGACCGGAGAGGCGAACACCCTTGTTCGGCGGGTCCACTACAGCGGGAAGGTAGACACGCGAACGCAACTCAGTATCGGCGTGTTCTACAGGGGCTCGCTCGAGGGCGCTATCCAGTTCGGGCCGTCAATGGATAAGCGCAAAACCATAGGATTTGTCGCCGGTACCCAGTGGCATCAATACCTGGATCTTCACCGGATCGCGTTCACGGAGCGACTACCAAGGAACAGCGAGTCAAGGGCCATCGGCGTCGCGTGTAGGATGCTCAGAAAGCACGCCCCGCAGGTAAAGTGGGTGCTGTCATACGCCGACGCCACCCAGTGCGGCGACGGGACCATCTACCGCGCCAGCGGGTTCGTGCTCACCCAGATCCGCAGAAACACAACGATGGTTCTTATGCCTGACGGGGAGACGTGCGCTCAGATAGTCTTCCACGACTCGTTCAGCCCGAACTCTGGCGGGGCATCCGTCAAGGCTCGCTACGGTAAGATCCCAGGCGAGAGCGTGACAGCGTTCTTCGCCAGGGTTGGAGCGCGGAAACTGCCAGGCTACCAGTTCCGCTACGTCCGCTTCATCGATCCGACGTGGGCGGACAGGCTCACCGTGCCCGTGATACCATTCAGCGAGATCCCCGACGAGTGCAGGATGTACCGGGGAGAGAAGATGCGCGCCCGCTCCACCAGCGGGGACCCGGCTGACCAGGCTGGGGACGGCGGTGCAAAGCCGACCCGGGCGCTCCATCTTCCCTCGGAGGAGTAGCCCGTGCCCAAGCTGACCACAGAGCAGCGCGAAGCCATCATGGACGAGGTCGAGGCCGTCATGATGTCCGGGAAGTGGTCGGGCAGGGCCTCCCATCAGCTGGCGGAGCGGCACGGTGTCACCCGCCGCACCATCCAAAACTACCGCAAGCGCATCGAGAAGCGCTGGACCGACGCCTCCAAGGTCCAGGACCTCGAGGCCGAGCGCGCCGGGTGGCTGGCGCGGGTGCGCAACGCCCAGAACAAGTGCCTGGGGGCCAAGGAGTACCGCAATCTGGCCAGCTTCCTCGCGATGGAGGCGCGGGTCCTGGGGATCGAGGCAGCGACAAAGCTCGAGGTCGCACACACCGGCGCTGTCGAGGTAGAACACAAGCACGAGCTGCTCACGGACGCGCAGCTCGATGCCGAGATCGCCGCCCTCGAGGCTGCCGCCCCCCCGGCGCAGATCATCGAACTGAAAGAGGTAGCGTCCGGTGTCCACGAACCGGTGGAGGTCTAGTGGCAGCCAGGGCACCCAAGCCACGGCGCGTCACCAGCCATCGTGAGCGGTTGCGCCAGATGCGCGCCGAGAAGGAACGCCGCCGCCTGGAGGGGCTCCGCGAGCGCTACGCCGAGAGGGCTGTGCGCCACGAGGTCGACGGGGCCTTCGAAGCCTTCGTCCGCCTGCTCTGGGAAGAGATCGAACCCGACGCCCTGGAGTGGGCCCCGTTCATGTCGACGGTCTGCCACTACCTCCACCGGCACGTCCTCGGGGATCCCGAGTACCGCAAGCTCCTGATCCTGCTGCCCCCGGGCACGTCGAAGTCCATCCTCGTCTCGGTGATGATGCCCGCCTTCGAGTGGCTGTTCGACCCGGCCTATCGCCGGCTGTTTTTCACCGGCAACGACGGGCTCTCGACTCGCGACTCCCGCCGCACCCGCCGGGCCATCAAGAGCGACACGTACCAGCAGCTCATGCAGGAGTGGTGCCGACGGAACGGGACCAAGCCGTGGGTGTTCGCGGCTGACCAGCAGGAGAAGCGCAACTTCGAGACCACGGAGATGGGCTTCCGCCAGTGCATGACCCTGCTCACGGGCGTCACCGGAAAGCGAGGCGCGGGCATCGCGGTGGACGACCCCATCGACATAAAGACCGTGCTCCACGGCTCCCCCGAGGCGGTCGACCGCAGGTGCGAGGAAGCCAACGAGATCATCAAGCAGGCGATGGCTACCCGCGTGAACGACCCCCGTGTGGCTCGCCGCCTGCTGTGCATGCAACGGCTGCACGTCAACGACCCGGCCGGCTACGCGCTCCGTGACGGCGACTGGAAGGTCCTGTGCCTCCCGCTGCACTACGACCCCGAGCACCCCCAGGTCAGCCCCGACGACCCCAGGACCGAGCCGGGCGAGATCCTCCACCCGACCAGGCACACACCCGCCGTGGTCGAGGAGATGAAGGCGGGCACGGGGCGGCTCGCCGAAGCCCAGCTCGAGCTCCGCCCCACCCCGGCCTCCGGAGGCATGATCAAGCGGGAGTGGTTCCGCGAGCGCTACTACTGTGAGCCCGAGGACATCGCCCGCACCGCCGAAGAGGTCTGGATCAGCTCGGACGCCGCGAAGAAGGGCACGGCGCTGGCGGACTACAACGCGATCCAGTGCTGGGCCCGCAAGGACGGGAAGCGGTACATCCTGGACCGCGTCTACGCGAAGATGTCGAGCATCGACTACTTCCAGGCCATGGACGCGATGATCGCCAAGTGGGCGCCGTTCATCCGTGTGGCCCCCGGTGGCTGCCTGGTCGAGGACACGGCCAACGGCACCAACTACCTGGACGCCCGAGAGCCCGCCTACCTCGGGGTCTCCCTGATCCGGTTCCACCCCTCGAGCGACACCCCGGGACCCGACAAGAGCAAGGGCGCCCGGGCCAGGTTCTACGAGCGTGCCGCGGAGTCGGGGGCCTGCATCCTCCCCGCGCCCGAGGTGGCATCGTGGATCAGCGACTACATCGAGAGCATCGTGGCTTTCCCTCTCGGCGCCAACGACGACGACATGGACGCCTCGAGCCAGCTGCACATGCGCTGGACCCTCGAGGACCAGGGGCAGGGCTCGGGTGGGTCCTGGTTCGACATGCTTGGGCGGTAGGGTGCTCGTGGCCCCTGCTGATGTGCTATTCTGACAGCACGACCCCCGACGCAGGAACGCCGAGGGCCGCAACTCACAGTCAGGAAATAGGATGGATGACCATGAGCCAAGCCAAGAGTAACACAGGCGGCGACCAGACCGCCCTGTCGCGTCAGTTGACAGCGCTGGATGGGTTCGTGTGGGCTGTGGGGATGCAGGTATACGACCTCGACGCGCCGGAGCCGTGCATCCTGATCTACGACAACGATGGCGAGTGGTTCGCCGCCGATCGCGAGGAAGAGGAACTGTACCCGATGACGCCCACCGTGCTCGACCTGGATGCCACCTCCGTCGGCGGCGTGCTGCTCGAGGCGCTGGGGCCGGGGTGGTGCGCTGTGATGATCCGCCCTGGCTCCTGGGCCGTGGACCTGTTTGGCGGAACCATCGAGCAAGGTGAGGCAGGCCCCACCCTCGCCGAAGCCTGCGCCAAGGCCCTGGTGGCTCGCGGGTACTACAGGAGGCCCAGCCATGCTTGACCCCACCCGACGCCAACAGATCGCCAAGCACCGCCGCGCCATCGTCTCGCTGGGGGCAGAGGCGGCGCTCCACGCGGAGTGGCTCAAGGGCTTCGCCTACGGTGTCGCAGCGTGTGCTGGGGCCCTGGCGGCGTGGGTGTGGTGGCCGTCATGCTGACCACCGCCCGCAAGGCTGAGACCCCCTGATCCTCGCGCCCCCCGCCTGAGCGGTGTATCCTCTCGCTGGAGGTCCAATGTCCATCCGTTCCCGCTTCCTCGATCTCGTCGTAGGCCCCCAGGCCCCAGCCGGCCCCCTCGACCTCCGGGTGGACTCGACATCCAGCACCTCGGACCTGTCCGGGGCCGCTATCCAGAACCCGCTCTCAGGCATCGGCGGCTATCGAGACTCCGGGGCCCAGGGCCGCCCGAACGTCCAGCGGGACTACCTGGCCGAAGATGAGCTCGTGGCGCTGATGCGCGGCGGGCTCTACCGCCGGATCGTGCAGCTGCACCCGTCCTGGTCCACGCTCCGCTTCGCGCACATCACCGATAGCACCGACGACGAGCGCCCGCTGGCCAAGGCCATGAACGATCTCGGGGTCAGGAGCGTGTTCCGCCGGGCTGACACCTGGGGCCGTGGCCTCGGGGAGTGCCTGGTCCTGATGGTCACCGACGACCCCGACGACCTCGACCAGCCGCTCCGCCCCGAGAAGGTGCGCAAGGTCCACCGCCTCGAGGTCTTTGACCGTCGCGAGTTCGTGCCCATCCGGTTCAACAGCGACATCTTCGCCGGCCCCATCGGCGACCCCACCCACTACACGATCACCCCTCAGCGAAACAGCTTCACCGACCTTTCGGGAGGTAAGCGCCGCTGGAGTCTCAACTCGGTCCATGCCTCGCGCCTGCTCCGGTTCTACGGTGACGACCTGCCCCCCTCTGAGCTGGCCTACTCCAACTCCTACACCTGGGGCGCCGACGCCATCGGGCAGACCCTATGGGATGCCGTCCGCAACCTGTCCCAGACCGGCCAGGCTGGCGCCCGGGTAGCCCAGGAGCTCTCCATCGCGGTCTTCAAGGTGGCCCCGCCCAAGGGTGCTGGGGACCAGGCAGCCGCCTGGATGGACAAGATGCGGCTGCTGAACATGATGAAGTCGGTAGCTCAGGCCGTCATGATCGCGCCCGGTGAAGAGTTCCAGCGCATCGCGGCCAACCCCACCGGCTACAAGGACATCTCAGAGGCGGGCATGAAGGAGCTCGCCCTGAACGCTGGCGCCCCCCTTACGCTGCTTTTTGGCGAGGCCCCGGGTGGCCTCAACACCGACGGGACCAGCTGGCAATCGCTCTGGTATCAGTCCGTCGCCGACTGGCAGCAGGATCGCTACATCCCGCCCATGCGGCAGTTGGTGGAGGTGCTCTACTACGCAGACGGCCGCAAGCCCCCGGAAGAGTGGGAGATCGAGTTCGACCCGCTCGGCGACCTGACCGAAAAGGAGCTGGCCGACATCCGCCTGGTGCACACCCAGGCCGACACCGCCGCCATTATGGACGGCGTTCTGACCCCCGACGAGATCCGGGTCCAGCGCTACGCCCAGCCCGGCGGCTACCAGTCCTCCATGCAGCCGGTAGACGACGAGCCGGAGCAGGCCCGCACCCCGACGCCTGACGACCCAGAGGCCGAGGCCGCCACACGGACCATGATCGAGGAAGCGCTGGCGGCGCGTGGTGACGCGAGCGAGGAGACCCTGTGCCTGCTCGTGCCCGTCCCCACCTCGGGGCTCGATGAGCACCAGGAGTGGAAGGCCAAGGCTGAGGGTGTCGTGGGCCCGCTCGCTCACGGTGAGAGCCCGCACGTCACGGTGCTGTACCTGGGCGACGTGGACCCCTCGAGGGATCCCGAGGTCGAGCTGCTCGCCCGGCCCATCACCGAGGCGATGACCCCGAAGCGCATGGTGGCCTCCGGGCTGCAGGTCCTCGGCACGGCCGCGGTGCTCGAGCACGACAGCTGGACCCTGCGAGATCTCAACGAGCAGCTTCTCCGCGCCCTGTCCCACCTGGTGACCGCCAAGCAGTTCCCGGGCTACCGCTGCCACGAGACCCTGGGCTATAGCTCGACCATGAGCCCTGCGGACGTGGGCCGCCTGCTGGAGCTCCAGCGTGAGTGGGCTACCGAACTCGACGAGGGCCGGACCCCCGGGTGGATTGCCTCGCGCCTCGAGCTGCGCAGGGGTGACCGTGTGGTGGCCACCTTCCCGTTCCTCGGGCGGCAGGATGACGACGGTGGTGCTGGTGAGTGACAAGCAGCCCAGCCTGGCCGTCAGGATGGTCGTAGACCTCGAGCCCATCCAGGACGTGGTCGACGCCATCGACGACCTGCAGCGCCGCTGGGCCGCCCTGCCCCCGCCCGTGCGCCGGAGCCTGGCCCGGCTGGTGTGGCTGCGCCCTGATGGCGAGGTGGTGCAGTACCGGGATGATGTG